GATGGTAAGATTGCCCCAGCAGAGGTAGTAGAACCAGAACCAGAGGTCACAGAGGTAGAACAGGAGGAAGAGGTTGTTGAGCCTGAACCAGAGGTAGAAACCCCTGATTATGAAAAAAGATTTGAGGCACTTGAGGCTGAAATCGCTGACCTCAAGGCTGCAATTTCAGAACTCCAGAAAGAAAAAGAAGATATGGAGTTCAGTCAGTTGAAACCAGCTGAAAAAGAAATCAAAGACATTGTGACCAAGGAATCAAAGGGAGCAATGAAGTACTTTGGAAAATAATATATAATAAAAAATTTAAGTAAAATGATTGATGTTAAAAGTTTAACTAATTATGTAGATGAGCAAAGACTCCCTTTGATCAGAAAGGCTGTTCTTAGCCCTAAATCAGCTGACCTTTTCAACCTTCAGACTGGTGTTAAGAGTCAGGCTGCATTGAACCTTTTGACCACAGAGGTTGTATTTGGTGATGGTGCAAGCTGTGGTTGGAATCCTGAAGGAACAAACACTCTTTCACAGAGGGTTATTACTGTTGGTAAGGTAAAGGTCAATATGAATTTCTGTGACAGAACCCTCTTGGATTACTGGGCTGGTTATGAGGTAAAGGTTGCTGCTGGTAAGGAAACTCTTCCTTTTGAGGAAGCATTTGTTGCTGATATTATAGCACACGTCAATGCAGAGGTAGAAAAGGCAATCTGGCAGGGTGACAAAACTGCAACAGGAAACCTTTCTATTTTTGATGGTCTTTTGAAGATCCTCAATGCAGAAACAGACACTATTAAGATAGCTGCTGTATCAGGTAACAACATTGCCCAGGAAGTTTATGATGCTTATGCAAACATTCCTCTTGAAATCCTTCATTCTGCAAGTATTGTAATGGGTGAAGATGCATTCAGGTCTTACATTGGTGAGCTTAATGCAGAAAACCTCTACCACTATGACCCTAAGGTTGATGAAGGTATGAGCATTGTGATCCCTGGTACTTCAACCAGAATCTATGGTGTTCCTGGTTTGAATGGCACAAAGAAGATTGTTGCCGGTGACCTTAAGGGCAACTTCTTCTATGGTACTGACCTTGAAGGTGATCAGGAAACATTTGACCTTTGGTATTCAAAGGACAACCAGGAGTTCAGACTTGCTGTTAAGTTCAATGCAGGTGTCCAGGTTGCTTTCCCTGACCAGGTAGTTGTTAAGACTATTGCTTAAACAACAGATTGATGTCCCGGGGGTGGGATTGGCCTGCCCCCTTTTATAAAGAAAATAATAGATTTAGATATAATGAGTTCTTGTGGTATTACATTAAAAGGTATTGACTTTAGTTGTAAGGACAATGTTGGTGGAATCAAGAATATCTGGTTGGCTGACTGGAATGCAGCAGCACCAGGTGTAAATCAGAAGAGGTTCACTGCAACAATCAGGACTGGATCAGATCCTAATTACACCTATGTATTCAAGTTGTTCAGAATCAGGACTGGTAATGGTTCTATGACTTCAACTATGAATGCAGATGAGGCCAATGGTACTGTCTATGTACAGACTGACCTTAATATGAGGTTCACCAAGTTGACAGAGGATGGTAGGAATGAGGTCGCTGAAATTCTGAGGGGCAATGTTGCTGCAATAGTAGAAACCAACACTGGTGAGTACTATGGTCTTGGAGCAGAGCACCCACTTACCTTCAGTGCTGGTACAGCCAACACAGGTGCAGCAATGGGTGACTTCAGTGGCTATGATGTGACTGTTCAGGATTACTGTTCAACACTTCCTTATTTGCTTGATGAGTCATTGATTGCTCAACTCCCAACAGAGGTTGAGTAAGTTGACTCCTATAGTGATTGTGACCCTGGTTGAAAGACCAGGGTTTTTTCATAAATAATAAAAACGGGAGTAATATGATTTATTTTGATAAGGAAACACTTCAATTTCCAAGGCATACAGCTGAAAAATCAAGTGAAATGGTATTGACCAATGAACTGACAGGTGAACAGACAACTGTCAGTTTTGAGGACTTGTCTGATGACTATAGGTTCTATTTGATTGATGTGTCTGATGTGACCTTGAAGGATGGTACTTACAGGTATCAGATTGGTGAGGAGGTAGGACTTCTTCAGGTTGGTGATTATGTAAGTACCAACACACAGTATAATGAAAAGAAACAAAATATTGTATATGAAAGATAAGTTGAGTTTTAGTGTCTTTGAACTTGAAAAGACAGATATGCCTGATGCAAAGGAAGTGATCAGGTCAGGTTATGACTATGTGTCCTGGGGAAAGGACAACAGGTTCCCACAGGACTTGTATGATATGTATCAGAACAGTGCAATCCTTCAGTCAGTCATAAATGGTACAGCTGATTATGTCTTTGGTAGTGGTGTCATAAGTGCCTTTGATGTGGTGAATGACAAGTATGAAACACTTGAGGATGTGGTCAAGAGGTGTGTTTTTGACCTTTTGATTTTTGGTGGTTTTGCTGTCCAGTTGATGTACAAGGGTGGAAAGGTAGAATCAATCTACTGGTTGGACTTCCAGAAGTGCAGAAGGTCAGAGGATGAAAAGAAGGTCTTCTACAGTGATGACTGGGGCAAGTATGCAAGGAAGGCATTGGAGTACAAGGCCTGGACTCCTGACACAGACAAGGGGACCTGTATATTCTATTACAAGGGTCACAAGACCAGGGGCATTTACCCTGTCCCTATGTATATTGGTGCATTGAAGAGTGTGAAGATCAGTACAGAAATAAGTAATTTCCACCTGAACAACATTACCAAGGGTTTTGCCAGTAATGCAATTATATCTTTTAACAATGGTGAGCCTGATGAGGACACCAAGGCCAGGATTGAAAAAGATGTGAAGGAAAAGTTCTGTGGAACAGACAATGCAGGATCCTTCTTGTTACTTTTTAATGAAAGTAAGGAAAACGCCTGTGAAATTGCCAAGATCCAGGATGACAAGTTTGACCTGAAGTATGATGCATTGAGTAAGAGTGTCAAGGAAGATATATTCATTGCTTTCAGGGCCACTCCTACCTTGTTCGGCTTGCCTAATGAAAACAATGGGTTCAGTAAGCAGGAGTATCTGGAGTCATTTGAACTCTATAATAAGACAGTGGTTGTTCCTATTCAGAAGGACTTTGAAAGAGCCTTCAAGGCAATGGGTTTTGTTATTAAGTTCAAGACCTTCCAGTTGGATGATATAAGTAAAACAGAAGAGTAATATGATTTATTTGATCAGTGAAGAAATATTGAAGTCAGAAGGACTTATTGATGACAATATGTGGGGTGGTTATTTGAAGCCTGCAATCCAGTTGGCCCAGGACAAGGGGTTACAGCCTTTGATTGGGTCTGCCTTATATGAAGTCCTGTGTGATATGGTAGGTGATGACAGTATCAGGGAGCCTGAAAATGACAAGTACAAGTTCCTCCTGGATGAGTATGTCATACCTTATTTGATGTTCCAGACCTTGGCAGAAGTGGCAGTTCCTATAAATTGGAAGTTCAAGAACCAGGGGTTGATTGAGGCCAACACAGAGTGGGTGACCAGACCATATATGAAGGACTTCCAGTACATTGTACAGAAGTATGAAAATGATGCAGTGTTCTATGGTAACAGGTTGACTGACTATTTGAATGCAAACAGTGCTGATTACCCTGAGTACCACAGGCATATATGTGGTAAGCTGCCTGCCAACAACAGACAGTATAAGACAGGATTGTACCTTGGCTGGGGTGGATGTAGTTGTGGATTGAGGAATGATCAGCCTTCAAGATAAAATAATATGGGTTAAAGGATGATTTTAGCTGAATTAAATAGATTGTTGGTCAATGTTGCCAGGAGTAATTACCTGGTGAATGACTCCTTTGTAGGTGATGTCTATACAATCAACAGTAAGGAAAACAGGTTTGGTTGTTTTGTGGCAACACCTATGAGGGCATTGAAGGAGTCAGGTACTATAAGATATACTTATATATTGTATTACATAGACAGGCTGACCAAGGATGAGGTGAACATTGATTATGTCCAGAGTGATGCAGTGAGTGTGTTGAAGGGTGTGATTGACTTCCTTGGTAACAATGGTATTGAGGTGGAGGATGGTTATGAGTTCACCTTGTTCAGGCAGCAGTTCAGTGACTGGTGTGCTGGTGCTTATGTGACAGTCAACTTCAATGTGGTCGACAATGACTGTAGTGATGGTGACTTCAATATATCAGGGAATGAGCTTATTCCTCTTATAGTGGACAGGAATGGGGTATATACACCAGGTGAGGGTGTTGATGGTTACAACAGGGTGACAATCAATGTACCACAGGTAGGTGCAACAGAGGAATGGGTTGATAATGAAATAAACACAAAACTGACTGGTTATGCCACACAATCCTGGGTGAATGGTCAGGGGTTCATTAAGGAACACCAGGACTTGAGTGATTATGCCACCAAGGATTATGTTGGTGATGAACTGGATGAGTTAAGGGGTGAACTTCCGGACTTGACAAACTATGCCACCAAGAACTGGGTGAATGCACAGGGGTTCTTGAAGGACTGTGACTTGACTGATTATGCCACCAAGAACTGGGTTGAAAGTAAGGGTTATTTAGTTGATGCAGACCTTGAGGGACTTGCCACAGAGGACTATGTAGGAAGGCAGGGATTCCTCAAAAGTGTGGATCTTGATGGTTATGCAACAGAGGATTATGTGACCAGACAGGGGTTCATTACACAGAATGACATTGATGGTCTTGCCAGTGAACAGTGGGTCAGGAATCAGAACTTCCTCACAGGC